ACAAAACGTGCATGGGCAATAGTTGACGACGCATTAAAGAACAACAAAGACGACATGACTTTCGACGACATGATTGACCAACTTAAAGGCAAAAAAGAAGATCAAGTAACAGAATTAGATCCAGGTGCGGAGCCAATTGATGAACCTGTTGAACCAGCAGTAGACCATGCAATGGTTGTTAAACAGTTTTTAGCAAATCCAAACAGCAGAATAATGCTTAACAAAAATATGCCTGACGAGAAAAAATATGACGTTCCAAATGCAACACCAGAAGATACAAGAATTATGACAACACTTTCAGATATTGCATCTAGAATGCTAACAGACACTCCAGACGAAGACAGGGTGGCAAATTTTGCTTCTAGAGTAGCAGATCAAATGGAAAAATCCGGAATGCCTTTTGATCCTAAAGATCCTGATGCTAATAAAAATAGAGATATTGCTAAGGCATTGGTAGCAAAATACGACAAGGCCTCTGAAGAAGTTGATCCAGCAGACTTCAAAGCTAAAAAAGATATTAAAGGCAAACCACATTCATCAACAGAAGCATTTGAAAATTGGGTTAACGACATAGACGAATATGATAAAGAACCTACAGACGAAAAAGATAGAGAAGAAAAATTAAAAACATTACAAAATATACAACTCGATCCAAACACATCTAAAGATCCTGAAACTGTAAGAGCACTGATACAGCGTAAAAAAGAACTAATGAAAAAAGAACCAGCATTTGCAGGAGAACAAGTAACATTTGAAGATATTAAACCTTATGTGTCTATGTACAAAGATGATCAAACTGGTAAAATGACATATGACGTATTAGATAAAGATGGTGCATCAGCATTTAAAACAAGTGATTCAAAAGTAGCAATGGCTTATCTTTCTAAAAATTTTAACAAATTAAAAATGGATAAAGACGAAAGAATTGATCAAGGCATAGCACAACAAAAAGCAGATGCTGAAACAAATCCAGATTGGGGCAAAGATGTTGGCCCTGTAGATACAATTGGCGACCGTTTTATGAAAAAATTTGCGAAAAAAGAATCAATAAAAGAATCAAGAACAAAAATAGTAGCGGCTATCAAAGCCAAAGCAGATGAAAACGCACAGAACATAGCAGGCGTTGAAGCAGAACTTGAGAGAATAACTCAATTAGTAAATTACCAATAATAGCACTTTACCAATAATAGTAGTAGACAATAGATAAATATAGTAGTATATTATACGTAATGTTTAATATACATTTAGGCAGAAAACAAACATAGGCACACAAGGAGGCTTACATTATGGCTACATTAGCTGAAATAAGAGCGAAGTTAAAATCTCAAGAAGTGAATCGCTCCACTTCATCAACAGGCGGAGACAACGCCATCTATCCACACTGGAATATAAACGAAGGCTCAGAAGCAGTTGTTAGATTCTTACCAGATAAAGATCAAGGTAACACTTTTTTCTGGACTGAAAGAAACATGATCAAACTACCTTTTGCAGGTATTAAGGGTCAAACTGATTCTCGACCAATTCAGGTACAAGTACCGTGTATGGAAATGTACGGAAAAACTTGTCCAGTTTTAACAGAAGTTAGACCGTGGTTTAAAGATAAAAGCATGGAAGACATGGGTAGAAAGTATTGGAAAAAGAAAAGTTATATATTCCAAGGCTTTGTTGTTACAAATCCATTAACTGAAGAGACAGTACCAGAAAATCCAATTAGAAGATTTATAATTGGACCACAAATCTTTAATATAATTAGATCGGCATTACTTGATCCTGAAATGGAAGAGTTACCAACTGATTATGTAAAAGGTGTTGACTTTAGAGTTAATAAAACAACTAAAGGTGGATACGCTGACTACTCAACATCTAAATGGTCAAGAAGAGAACGTGCTCTTGATGAAACAGAAAGAGCAAATATTGATAAATTTGGCTTACATAATTTATCAGACTATAGACCAAAAGAACCATCTGAAGCAGAAATAAAAATAATCAAAGAATTATTTGAAAAATCTGTTGAGGGTGAGGCTTATGATCTTGAGAAGTATGGACAGTATTATAGACCTGCAGGCGTTGGTGCTAGAATATCTGTACCAACAGCAAGTAGACCTGCTCCAGTTGAGAAGACTGCTGATCCGGTAAATGCAGAAGTAAAAGTTGCAGAAACGGTAACAGCATCGGCTCCAGCAGGCGATAGTGCTAAAAGAGCAGAAGACATCTTGAAATTAATAAGATCAAGACAACAAAAATAATCTAACATTACCAAGGCCTTAAAATTATTGACAGTTAAGGCCTTGTGTATTATAATAAGGAGACTATGAAAACAGAAATTAAAAAAGCAATAGATTGGATATTATACAAACAAGTACCTGCTTGGGTATTAATTGTGATAGTTATCCTTTGGATTCTATTATAAAAATGACAAAACCGTTTGACGTAACAAAATTTCGAAAGAGTATTACGAAGTCTATTTCAGGACTTGGTATAGGATTTAATGATCCAACTGATTGGATTTCTACAGGAAACTATGCATTAAATTATTTAATAAGTGGTGACTTTAACAAAGGTGTTCCATTAGGCAAAGTAACAGTATTAGCAGGTGAATCGGGATCGGGTAAATCATTTGTAGCATCAGGCAATTTAGTACGTAATGCACAAAAGCAAGGCATTTATGTAATACTAATCGACTCTGAAAATGCACTAGACCAATCATGGCTAGAAGCACTTGGCGTAGATACTGACGAAAAGAAACTTTTAAGATTAAGTTTATCTATGGTTGATGATGTTGCAAGAACAGTTTCAGATTTTATGAAAAGTTATAAAGATGAACACGCTGATGACAAAGAAAACGCACCTAAAGTATTAATTGTAATTGATAGTTTAGGTATGCTATTAACACCAACCGATGTTGACCAGTTTGAAAAGGGAGAAATGAAGGGCGATTTAGGTAGAAAACCTAAAGCCTTAACAGCACTTGTAAGAAACTGTGTTAATATGTTTGGCTCTTGGAACGTTGGGCTTATAGCAACTAATCACACATACGCATCACAAGATATGTTTAATCCTGATGATAAAATATCAGGAGGACAAGGTTTTATATATGCATCAAGTATTGTAATTGCAATGAAAAAATTAAAATTAAAAGAAGACGAAAAGGGTAACAAAATTACTGACGTTAGAGGTATTAGGGCGGCTTGTAAAGTAATGAAAACAAGGTTTTCAAAACCGTTTGAGTCAGTACAAGTAAAAATTCCGTGGGATACAGGAATGGATCCATATAGTGGATTAGTAGACTTATTTGAGAAAAAAGGTATACTAGTACAAACAGGAAACAGGTTAAAATACGTAGATAGTGCTGGTAAAGAGCACATTGAGTTTAGAAAAGCCTGGGTCGGAGATAAATTAATGATGTTGATGAAAGATTTTGATAAATTATCAACAACAACAACCGAACCCAAGGACAAAAATAATGGCTGACATGACTCATGAAAATATTGAACGTATATGGAACTCACTACTACATTATCTACCAGAAAGAACTAAATCAGACGCGGCAATTGACTTTGTAAAAAGTTTAGAAGATATAGGTGTCGAAGAACGTGAAATTAAAGCATCTGCAGATTATGACCCTAAACTAGAAGAAGCAATTAATACTGTGTTTAATGAGGATGAAGACGAAGATGATTATTATAATGAGGAATAATGAATTGGTATAACGAAGTAAGTAGAAATTTAGATAAAATTCCTGATTGTATCAACTATTTTGATACAGAATTATTACAAGCAAAAAAAGAAATTAAAATATTCGGTAGTCTTGAAAAGGCAAGTGCTTCTTTACCAGGTATTGTAGAGCAAAGATTTTCACAATTACAACAACTAGAAGCAATATTAGAATATCTTAACATTGAATTAAGACGTATAAGATCTAAAGCATTTATAAAATATTTTGAACATTACAATAGAGCATTGAATAGTAGAGAAGCCGAAAAATATGTTGACGGTGAAACAGAAGTAATTGATTATCAAAAACTTATAAATGACTTTGCTTTAGTAAGAAACCAATGGCTAGGCATTACCAAAGGTTTAGATCAGAAACAATGGCAAATAACAAACATTGTTAAATTGCGAGTAGCGGGTATGGAAGATGCCAGTATCAAATAGAAAAAGAAAAAAATATTACAAAATCGCTAAACTGCAACTGTATGGACCAGATATGGAACCACAATTTGTATTTGAGGGTTGGGTTGAGGATTATCCAGAAATAAAAAAATTATATAATGAAGATAAACTTAAAATAATATCCGACATAGACGAAACAATGACCATTAAAGCAAAATTTACAGAAAAAGAATTTTTAATATGGCGTCTTAAAAATTCACACTGGTTAACATATGAACAATAGAATTATACTTACAGACGTAGACGGAGTATTATTAGAATGGGAGCACCATTTTACTAAATGGATGTTACAACGAACACTCTTTGATGAAAAAGGAAGCAGATATCACCCATATAGATTGTTAAAAGATAAAGAAAACACTTACGAAATGGCAGAACGTTTTGGTGTTACTATACCAGAAATTAGAAAAGAGATTAGAGAGTTTAACAGAAGTGCTTGGATGGGAACACAACGGCCTATGCCAGATTCACAAACTTGGGTTAAACTACTACACGCAGAAGGTTGGACTTTTATACCAATTACATCACAAACATCTGACAAACCAGCACAAGAATTACGTAAAAAACGACTAGAAGAACTATTTGGCAAACAAGTTTTTTCAAACTACCACATATTAGGTACAGGAGCAGATAAAGATTCAGCATTAGCAGAGTTTCACAACACAGGGTTATATTGGGTCGAGGACAAGCCTAAGAACGCTTTAGCCGGGCTCAATTACGGTTTAAAGGTTATATTATACAATCGTCCTTACAACCAAAACTTCGGCCATCCCGAAATTACTAGAGTAAATAATTGGAAAGACATACACCAAATTTTATCAGGAAAAAAATGACAACAGACATACCAACAATATACGTAGGATACGATCCAAGAGAAGACGAACCTTATGAAGTACTAAAATATACAGCACAAAAACACGCATCGGGTCCAATAAACGTATACCCGATCAAGCAAGATTTATTAAGACGAATAGGATTATATAGACGAGCATGGCAATTAGGTAGTTCAGCACTACCAAGTCCTGTAGATCCTAAAAATGATATACAACACAGAGATCAATCAGATGGCAGACCATTTGCTACTGACTTTTCATTTTCAAGATTTTTAACACCATTTTTACATAGATTAGAAGGTTGGGCAGTGTTTATGGACTGTGATATGTATTTTAGAAGTGATCCTTTAGAGTTATTTGAAAAATACAATGATCCGGGATATGCGATGTATTGTATTAAACATAATCATACCCAAGCATCAAACGAAACCCATAAAATGTATGGTAATGAACAATACAATTATAATCGTAAAAACTGGTCTTCAGTAATAATGTATAATTGTAGTCATCCAGCACACAAATATCTTACTGTGGATGATGTAAGTACAAAATCAGGAAGATGGTTGCATAGATTTGAATGGATTGAAGACTATGCTCGTGCAAACAATCTTAAGTTTGATGACCTTATAGGTAATCTACCAGAAGAATGGAACTGGTTAGATGGACATAGTTCAGCAGATATTGATGCTAAAAATGTTCACTTCACAAGAGGTGGCCCGTGGTTCAGAGGACAAATATGGGAACCACTTGATGAACAATCAGAAAAATATGCAGTGGAATGGGAATCTATAAGAGACGAATATAGAGAATCTAAAAATTCCAATGCATAATGAACTGGGAAAAATTAAGAAAATCTCATTATCACAAAGAACCGGTTGAATACATTTACGCAACTGGCATTTTTAATCTTAAAGAATACGATAAACTTTACGAAAACCAAAACAACCTTTCTCACCAAATTTGGCAAGACTTTGATACCAAATATAAAATTGGTTTTGAATTTTTTAAAGACTTACGTGAGTTTAATAAAAATAAAGAAGTAATTTGTTTATGGTTTTTTAAAGAGAGATCTGATAACAATAAAAATAATGCCATTGAACTAGAAGGAAAAAATATTATGTATACTCCTAATACATTTTTTATAACTAAATCTAAAAACATAAAAATAAATGATAGAGAAAAACAATGGCCTTATAGACCAGTTTTACAATTAGATTTAAGCATAAAAGAATACAATAAAATCAGAAAAATGGTAAACAACTAATAAGAGACACATCATGATGGTCTATAAAATACTATATCCGGCCAAATTTTTATAAGAATTTTAAATCCTAACGTTCGAAGAACATACTTTTCAATCTCTAAATTACTTGAGCCATATTTTTTTGTATTATTAAATTCAAGCATAAGAAACTTTACGTACGACTGATTTTCATCATTTATTGTTAATGTTTTTTTAGCACCTTCAAGCACACGCATTTCATATCCTTCTGCATCTATTTTTATCATATCTACATCATCATAATTCCAATAATCAATATTAAACATTTGAACATCTTGAATATCATTAGATTCTTTTTCTATTCTTGTATTTTGTGTTTGACTTTCTTGTACTAAAGACACATTACAAAGTTTATCTCCTATTGCAAGTCTATTGCAAGTAACATGATTAAACGGATTTAAGTTTTTTTGTAAACATTCAAAAGTTGTTTTATTTGGTTCAAAAGCAATCACACGCTTACAATAAGGTTGTATTGCCTTGCTCCAAGTACCGCACCAAGCACCTACATCTAAAACAGTTTTAAATTTTTTATTTTGTGAATTACAATATTGTACAAAACTTTTTAAACATTTATCTTGCATATGTGGAGCACCTTTTTTTCTCCATTGTTCTATTTGAGCATCGTCTGATGGTAGCCAAAGATCGTTTATTTTTTCTATGTTCATAAAATACCTTTACCCATTAAAATTTCTATAACAGTTCCGTTTGTAAATTCTTCAGGTGTAAATTGTTGATAGGCTAAACTATTTAACCATGGTTCTGGGTCAGCATAAAAAGGTTCTTCTATATCTGCTAAATGTAAATTACCCATTGCCTTAGCAAAACTTTTTTCATCACAAAATACAGGTTTACCCATACACACTGCTTCAATGGCACTAATTGAACAACTTGTTACACACGCCCAAGCATCTTTTAAATCTTCAGAAAGTGGAACTGTTGCCTCACTTGGTCCTGATGTTCCTCTACCTCTGGGTTTTTCTCTAACCTTAATTGGCCTGTCTGTATATCTTTTAATTTCTTCTACTGTTTCTTGTATCCAGTTTGGCCTATCTAAATAATTGTGTATTCCTGTTGAACTAGGACAAACTAATATATGAGATCCTGTTAAGGTTGGTGCTTTTATTGTAATATTAAACTTGTCAAATCTATCAGACTTACAATCTTTTATAAAAGGAACGTGTATTCTACTTTTACAAATACGCCAATAATGGTTGTCTGGTTTTAAATTATTATTATCAAATCTTCCAAAATATGGTGTATCAGTAAACCAAAATTGCTGTTTACGTGCTTCTAATTTTTTAATTAGTTGTAAGTTATTATTAACAAATCCCCAAAACATTGAATTAGCTAAAGGCTCTGTCGCAACACTATTATCATTTACTATAACTTGTTCGGGCCAAGATTTTTCAACTCCATTAAAAACTTCCCACGCCTTACTATTTGGATTATTAAATGGTGCGTAAATTGTTAGCATCTATAAATTCTTTCAGTTTGTTTGCCCATTGTGTATGTCCTTCTATTGACGGGTGTGGATCTTTTGGACTTACAATCATGTTTTCTTTCATTACAAAATCATAATGACTGCTATTAAATTTAAAAAACCTTTTTTCGTCTATGCTTTCAACTATTTTATTAAAGTCAGAATTGTTCAAATTTACTGCATTAGGTAGAGCATTATACATTACATATGGAATTTTGTTTAATTTAAAATAGGTTTGTAAGTCAAAAACATGATCTAAAAAATTCATTGTAGCAGTATCATCAATATCCCATCCATGGTTTGAATTAATAAATCTAAGATGATCTGCAACTTTCCAAGTACGCCAAGTTAACTGCATATTAGGTATTCTTCCTTTTTTCCAACCATCGTTAGTAACATAATCATTTCTAAACTGACTAGACCAACCTATTACTGCAAACGTGTCTGTTGCTCCGTTTTGTTCAAACCATAATTTTGTAGTAAAGCTGATCCGATCATTGCCTCTGCCTCCCATAGCTAGATTAAATAATTGTAAATTATATTGTTCAGCAAGTATTTTTGTTACAAATGTATTAACATCGTCTTTAGGACGAGGACCTAAAAAACTACAACCATTTGAAAACAATTTAGACATACTGCTATTTTATAGTATAATTATTTAAAATGCAAACAATGAAAAATATTACCAGCATAAAATACTTCTTAGATCGTTTTGAAACAGTGGATAATGAGTACTCTTTTGACGTGAAATATCACGAGAAGGCACCTAAAACACATTTTCATAGTTTGCCAACTTTTGTTGCTGAGTTTAGGAACTGTTCAGTTAATACTTTGCCTTGTTTAATTACTGAGGATAGACATCTTATAACTGAAAATGTTTGGCCTTTACTACACAAATACAAACATAAACCACAAAAAATTCATGGCTTATGGAACGAATGGACTGAACCTACTATCGAAATTAAAATCCCACCAATTAAAAAACAACTTGAAGGCGCAGGTAGATTTGTTTGGTTACCTATAGACAAAGAGAGTGCAAACAATCCATGGCATATATGGATTGACGTTATATCAAAATTTAGATTAATAGAAAAGAGAGGTGTATTAAATTTTTCAGAATTCATTTATATATTAAGCAATCCGAGTGCTTACTTTGATAGAGTTGCCAAAGAAATGTTTCCAGATTTAAAATATTATGTAATGCCAGAAGGAGAAACTTGGCGTTTCCAACATTTAATTGTTCCATCAATGAGCAATCATGATGATGGTGTAACAACACCATATCTTCCATTGTGGCTAAACCATTTTAAAGGACTGTTTGGCTTTAAAGGCTTAGAGCCACACAGAAAAATAATTGTATTAAGACCAGGTGCAAAAACAAGAAAACTAGTTAACTCTGATGAATTGATCCTAGCATTAAAAGGTTGGGAAACAGTTGTATTAGAAAATATGACTATAAAAGAACAATTTAAAACTTTTGCAGAGGCAACTCACATACTAGCGGCTCACGGTGCAGGACTTGTAAACTTGCTTTGGTGCAGACCAGATACAAAAGTAATTGAAATACAAGATAGAAAAATGCTACATAAAAAAGTTTATCCTTTATTATCTCATCATTTAGGATTAAAACACGAATTATACCTAGCAACAACAATACCAATTGGATATCAAAATAAAAAACCTAAAGGGGTCAAAAGAATCAATGACTTAATAAACTTTGAGGTTAATATACCAGATTTGATTAGACTTTTGGATTGATATAGTTTAAAATTATAATATGATTTATTGTGTAAAAACTGAAAGACATAACACAGAAAAGTACATTGAAAATATAGCTAGAGGTTTACCAAACTCTAAACTTGTATCATATAAAGAAACAATTAATTCAACCGATGCTAAAAAAGTTGCGTTTATGGGGTTTTTGCGAGGAAGTAATTTAGTATATAGATGGGCCGAAACAAAAGGAATAGACTTCTATTATCTTGATAGGCCTTATTGGGGAGAAAGTAGAGGTACACCTTACTGGATGAGATGTACTAAAAATCAACACGTTAAAACAATCGTTGATAACAAACCCGATGATAGATTTAAACAAACATTTAAAAATAAAATACTTCCTTATCATAAAAACGGAAAATATATTTTAGTCGTTCCACCTAGTCATTCAATTGCATTAATGTTTAATAGTGGTTCATGGTTAGAAGATACACTAAAAATATTGAAGGAGAATACAGATAGAGAAATAGTTATTAGAGAAAAACCTTATAATCCTAAATCATTTTTTGATAGTGAAGGAAAGTTAATGCCTGGACCAAGTGCAAATAAACAACCACAAAAACCATTTGAATGGGATCAAGTTCATGCAGTTGTAACATTTAATAGTTCAATTACAATTAAAGCATTAACAAACGGTGTACCTTGCTTTGCTAATTTTGAAAACCCTTGTTTGCCTATATGTGAGCAAGACTTTAGTAAAATAGAAACACCTATATACGAAGATCCTAGACCAGTGTTTCATTCACTTGCTTATGGTCAATTTACACAAGAAGAATTTAGAAGCGGGTACGCTATGGAGATATTAGATGGACGTTGAGATATTTAGACGTACAGTAAAAGATCGTAGACGTGGCGCTAGTTGGGATCTTTTAAAATATATGGCAGAAGGAATTAAAGCTGTTGGAGATAATCCTATTATGGTTAATGAAAATAAAACAGGTTCATGGACTGAAAACGAAATGGAGCCTACTGCTAAAATAGGTTGTATGTTTGGCTACGGTGGTTCAAAACAAATGCATCATACTAAAGGTAGACGAAGGGATTTAGTTGAACGTGCAAAGAAAAAAGGCATTTACATTATTACATTTGATGGGGGCATACTATCAAGTTTTGGCAATACAATAACTGATCCTAATCACCATTGGCGTGTAGCATTATATTCTCCTATGAACAACGGAAACTTTTTAAGTGATAATAGTCCACCAGATAGGTGGGAAAAAATGAGAGCATTGTGGAAAATAAAATACGAACCGTGGCGGAAATCCAATCCAGAAGATCCAATATTATTTGTACTACAACCGAAAGATAATTGGAGTATGAACGAATTAGATCCTATTGATTGGTTTAATGATGTATATAAAAAACTAAGACCATTAACAAAAAGAAAATTTTTAATACGTCCACACCCAAATCACATGGCCGCAATGGAAAATAGAAAAAACGAATTTCCTAAAGATTGTGAACTTATAATAGGACAAAAATTCTTTAGTGGCGACGAGAAAAAGCATTATAGATTCAACTTCCAAGACGCATTAAATAATTGTCATGCTGTTATTACTCACAACTCTACTGCTTCCATTGATTCCTGCATCCGTGGCATCCCTACCTTTGTTACATCAGATCTTGCTATTTGTTGGCCTGTTGGGAACACTGTTTTAGAAGATATAGAAAATCCAAAATACCCTAACAGAACACAATGGGTTTATGATTTAGGTTATAAACAATGGACAGAAAAAGAAATTAAAGATGGCACAGTGTTTAAACGTTTTAAAAATAAATTATTTCCATTATATAAGGCAAACAATGAATGAAAAGCATATACAACCATTAGGTAAAAGAATATCGAATCCTGAGAAATATCCGCGGAGAATCAGGATTCTAAAATATCAGTATAACGATTGTCCATACTTAATATCAAGTTTTCCTCGTTGTGGACGTACTTGGGTGAAATATTTTTTAGGTTATTATATTGCAAAAAAATACAAAGTTAAATTTACACAACGATTAGAAGTAGATAGATTTAGTTTTTTTGCCAAAAACTCTTACAAGCCGTGTAATATACCTCTAATATTATTTAGACACGATTATCTAAGTGTTGTAGGAAATATTCCATGGGAGGAATATTTTAATATAGTGAAAAAAAATAAACTTTTATTTGAAGAAGATATGGAACAACAAAAAATAATATATTTGTTTAGAGATCCAATAGATGTATTGTTTAGTTATTGGCCATACTTACAAGATATTCCTTATAAAAATTTTGAATGCCCAAAGCATGAAAATATTATAAGTTTTGCTGGAGAAAAATATTGGGGCATGGACGGCATTATTAATTTTATGAATTTACAATTAGATCATCATGACAAACACAAAAAGAAAAAACTAATTATAAAATATGAAACCCTTAAACAAGGGGACAAGGAATGGAAAAAAATAATAAACTTTATATTTGGGGAGTTTAATGAAGAAGCATTTGAATATGCTAAAGAACAAACTACTTGGAATAAACTGCGACAAGAAAATAATATCAATGTACCCGAAAAATTAACTTTTTTTAGAAAAGGTGGATCAAATTATATAACTGAATTACCAAAGGATCAACAAAAAATATTATTAAATTGGCCAGGATTAGCAAAATTAAATGCAAGAATAAAAAAAAATTATGACTTATATTGTTAATGACAAGTGTATCAAATTTAATGAAACAGCTACAAGGACAGGATTAATATGTGTGGAATATATGGAATAACAGCAAGAAATCCTGAATTTATAAATCAATATATTAACAAGTGTAAACATAGAGGACCCGATGGGCAAAGTGTTTGGCACGACGATACTGTTACATTAGGACATAATCTTTTAAGTATTATGGCTGATCCAAGTGTATCTAAACAACCATGGCGTACACCTAGAGGCAATATATTAACTTACAACGGTGAAATATTCAACTACTACGAACTTAAAGAAAAATATAAAAACTTTAAAGACACAACAGGTTGCGATACAGAACTATTAGCATGGGGTTTAGATACGTATGGATTAAAATTTATAGACGAGATAGATTCTATGCATGGCTTTGCATACTATGACATGACAAAAAAAGAAATTATATTAAGCAGAGACCATGCAGGTATAAAACCTGTGTACTATGCAGAAACAAAAGAAGGCCTAGTGTTTGGTTCTGAAATAAAAGGTATGTTAGATAAAGTCCCTAATTCACGTTCCATGGATAATTTAGCAATGAGTTGTTTGGCACATACAGGTATTAATGCTACACGTAATACTGTGTTTAGTGGAATTAAAAAATTATTAGCAGGTGAGACAATAATTTATGACATATCAAATAAAAAAATAAAATCACGTAAAAGAATTTTTATAAAACCAATTAGTAATATAGGTTTTGATCCTGCAGGATTTAGAAGTATGGCACGTAAAACAGTAAAAATGTGTAGTATTGGAAGAAGAAAAATTGGAGTATTTTTAAGTGGTGGGTTGGATTCAAGTTTAATTGCATACGAACTTAAAAATATAATGGGAGAAGCAAACACTTTTACTAACCAGATGAACCCAAATATAATTAGTGGTGGTGAAAACTATAACGAAGATGCCATCTGTGCTCAAGTATTAGCTGATCAAGAAAACTTTAATCATAAAGAAGTAATAATTACACCTAAAATAATAGAAGACTACTGGGATGATTCAATTTATTTTATGGAACAACCTGCATATAATCCAAGTCTTGCCATGTATTGTTATACTAATAAAGTATTACATGACAATAGTATAGTAGTAACAATGGCTGGTGATATGGGTGATGAAATACTAGGTGGGTATCCAAAATATTGGAAAATGAAAAAACTTAAATTTAAAAGCTGGGCCGCTATTGTTGATCATTGGACTCGCAGAATAAAACGTCCAATAACACATATTAGGGCAGGTGTTAGTGGATTGAAGCCATGGTTGCTTGTGGATACGAATAATGTGCGTGAGGAACTACTCAACTGTTATCCAGACGATTTATGGAACCCCGAAGATCCTGTAGCTTCATATATGGCATTAGATTGTGTTACTCAAGTACCAGAAGAATTTTTTAATCGAAACGACAAATATGGTATGGCATATGGTATGGAAGGACGCTTTCCATTAGCAACTAAAATGTTTATGCAATATTGTATGAACATACATAGTCTTTTTAAAATCGGATCAGCAAAAGGAGATACAAAAATGTTATCAAAAATTGCTTATAAAGAATGGTTACCTAGAAAAATTATTAGAAAACAGAAAACTGGCTGGACTGTGCCATTACGAGAATGGTGGAATAAAAATAGCAAAGCAGATATACCAGCACTGATAGTAAAAGATTGGATTAAAACTTATAAAATAAAAACATGAAATATAAAGTCATAACGACATTTAGGCCTAGCGATTGGGACAAATATGCAAAACGTATGGTACAATCTGTACTTGACAAATGGCCTAATGCTGATATAACTGTTTACTATCAAGATCAAAAACCTGATTTTAATCAAAACGTTACTTGGGTTGACATAGACAACGCCAATCCAAAACTACACGAATTTAGAGAAAAATATGAAAATGATCCTGTTGCTGTAGGTAAACTAAACGAAATACCCGGGGGTGTAAGGCGTTCTCCACGTTTAGCAACAGAAGGTGGACTTGATGCAAAAAAAGAATCTTACTTGTGGAATGCAGTTAAATTTAGTTACAAAGTATCTTGTGTTACACACGCAGTAAAAACATATAAAGATTATGATTATGTAATTTGGATTGACGATGATACCTATACATTTAAAAATGTGCCAATGCAATTTATAGAAAGTATATGTCCTAATAATACATTAGTTACGTACCTTGGTCGAGAACGTAGTATAAAAGATGGCAAATATCCTGAGTGCGGCCTTGTTTGTTATAATATTAAACATCCACTTGTACAAAACTTTGTTACAGATTGGGAAAAACTTTATACATCAGCGAACATATTTGACTTACTTGAATGGCATGACTCATATGTGTTCTGGCACATGACTAAAGAGTACAGACAAAAGCACAATGTAAAAGTAAACGATATAGGTTATGCTAAAGGTGTTATGGGACATCACGTATTTGTAAACAGTGAGCTTGGACTTTATATTGATCATTTTAAAGGAGATAGAAAAGATGCTAAAAGTTCACGTGCAGAGGACATTGGAAAAAGTTCTAGCATAGCAAAAGTTGATTATTGGAAAAACAAATGAAAATAAGCGTTTATACCAAATTTGGTCCTATTAATTCTAAAAAAGTTTTTGATGCTTTTATAGAAAGTTTAAAAAATGCTGGCGATGAAGTACAACTAAACGAAGATAAAAATAGTGATGTTACTGTAATATGGTCAGTATTATGGCAAGGACGAATGATTGGCTACCAAAAAATTTGGAACGAATGCCAAAATAAAAATAAACCAGTTGTAGTTCTTGAAGTTGGTGGAATTAAAAGAAATGAAACTTTTAAAATTGGAATTAATGGCGTTAATAGAGAAGCAGATTTTGCCAATCAACATGTTGATGCTGAACGTTGGAAAAAATTTAATATAGAATTAAAACCATGGCAATCAACTGGTGATATAATTATAATATGCGGTCAACATCATAGAAGCCATCAATGGCGTAATAATCCTTCCATGAACATATGGTTTGAACAACAAATAAACGATATAAGAAAATATACTACTCGTCCAATTTTAGTAAGACCCCATCCAAGAAATCCTGTAGGAATAGATTTAAAAAAATGGAAAAATGTTTCTTATAAACCACCTCAAAGGGATTACAATACAATTGACGATACTGATTTTAAAGAAATATTAAAACACGCATGGGCAATTATAAATCATTCTTCCAATCCTGCTATGACGGCTGTATTCAACGGCATTCCTGTTTTTGTATCTGAAGCTAGTTTAAGTTATGACGTTGGTAATTCGTCTTTGGCAAATATTAATAATCCAAAAATGCCAGGTAGACAAACTTGGGCAAATCGTTTAGCATATACTGAGTGGACAACTGAAGAAATAAAACAAGGGTTACCATGGAAAAGAATTAAAAATAGATTAAAGGAAAAATATTTGTAATGCCAACAATTATCGGAGGAGGGGAAGAAATACAACCTATTGAATGGAAACAGTATGTTGGTGAAACAGTTAATACTAATCTTATAATTCGTAAAGGAAAAAAAATACAAGAAACAGCATTTTATGAAGATAAAGTAAAAGCAGTGCCGCGTGGTAATGCTTATTGTATAGGAAATGGCCCTTCACGTAAAGGGTTTGACCTAAACAAACTAAAAGCAACTGGACAAACATATGGTTGTAACGCATTGTATAGAGACTTTGTTCCGGACTTTATTTTTTCAGTTGATACTAAAATGACATTAAAAATGTGTGAAGATAAAGTATATGAAAAATGTATTCACTATGCTCCGGCACTAGAAGTTAACAGACCATACAGCAAAAACAAATTACATTTAACTCCAAACAATCCACACTGGATATCAGGTAATCAAGCATTTTGGACTGCGGCAGTACACGGACATAAAAACATTTATTTGATTGGTTTTGATTTCCGCGAGTATGGAAAAGATCAATTGAATAACATATATCAAGATACTGAAAATTATGGTAAAAGACATAGCGACATTATTTTTGAAGTTTGGCTTACTCAATTTAGACAAATACAAAAAATGAGACCATATTGTAATTGGGTTGTTGTACACGATGACCCACCTGAATATTTAAAAGTGTCTAATCCAAGTGCTAATTTTGGAAAATTTAAAATATTAAATTACAAAGAATTTACTGCCGCAGTCTTAAATTATGCTGTCTAAAATAGTTTTTCCAACTATAAAAATTAGCATTATGGTTTGAGTAAGGGTCTTTCCAAACTTGCATTTGATATAAATGTACCATTTCGTGTGCAAGTGTTTCTATAAAATCTTTCCACATAGGAAATTTATTGTGTAATTCTATTCTATAATCTAAATGATCACCTAAATGATAAGGAATTACTTTTTGATTGAACCTTCCTTTTCTACATTTTCTATTATCCCAATTTACAACGCATAGTCCCCAATCATAAATCATTTTTCTTACAATAAGTTTTGGTTCTTGTAAATTGCCACCAAACATACCTCTATTCAACGTTCTAAACCAACTTTGACATTGTTCTACTGTAGGTGTAAACTGTTTTATATTCTTACGCTTAGCCAGAGCTTTTTTAACTCTGAATCTTAACGTTTTATTGCGTTTTTGTATCTGCTTTTTCATAGGTTGACTTTATTACCAGTTATGTTATACTATTATTATTACTATTTAATCATGAATATGCCAGAATTAACCGAAACTAAAATGCCAGAAAGCATTAACGAAGCACTTAAAATATTAGCATATAATGATTATTTTTATGCTGATAGCCTTAAGACCCGGATTAGCCCCCACCATAAAGACAAAGAAACTGTAACATCACTAGCAGAGGCCCAATACCCATGGACTGAGAAGCAGGCTAAACTTGCAGTTGTAATACTAAAAAGGTACCTAACAAAGTTCCAAAAACACAAAATGGACATAAAACCGTTACTAGATAAACCTGTTTATGACGAACCTTTCCGGGTGATCGACTTTGCTAAAAGCATAGAAAAATACAAAGACGAGGACGAAGAATCATTAATAGATATGAAATTTCCTTACAGCAAAAAAATTGTAACTCTTATAAGAACTCTTAAGAATAAAAAATGTCTTCCAGTTAGCTACACAAAATATGACGGGGAATCAAAAGTGTGGACATTCAAACAAACAGATGTTACAACATATTATCTTACATTAATTGCTGTAAGATATGATTTTAAATTTGTTGACCCAACATTACTTGATGAATATTACGAAGTAAGAAACGAAGTAAAAGATTATAAAACTCCTACTGCAAAATTAATTGGTGGAGAAATTATAATAGAAAATGCTCCAGAGTCTATGATTGATTATTGGGATAAAAATTTAAAAAATAAAAAACCATTATTACAACTTGATGCTTTAAAAGAGTTAAGAATTAAAACAACAGGTATTAATATCGAGGCTGAAACATACACAGCTAAAAAACTTGCAGAACAAAACAGTCAAAAACTTTGGATAGATAAAAAAGAATATAGCCGAGACGAAGTTATTGCAGGACTTAAAGAACTAGATTGTTTTCCTATTATGATGCCTGTAACTGGAGATATTTCTAATATAGAAGAATTAGATGACTTTTGGGCGTGGATTAAAACATTTGAGCGTAATGGTATTGATCCATTAAATGAAATTTCTTGGGGTTTTGATTTTAAAGAACCTGACGAGGAAACTTTAGGTGCGTGGTCATATAAACAAAAATATACCAAAGAAACTCATGACAAAATATTTGAGTTACATCAAATGAGCAAACAATTTAAATTTATAGACCAAACAACTAAAGTTATATTTGTACGTAATAGAATACCGCGATCATTAATAAAATCAAAAATAAAACCACGTGCTTCATTAACTACATTAGGTGGCGGTTATTATTCAGCAGGCACAGAAAATTTAAAAAGATTACTTGAAAATTTACCTAAAAAGTTGTATTATAGTGATAGTCGTCCAAGCAATTGGAATTGGAATGACGAAGTTATAATAAAACTATGAGTTCATGTAAACTAGTAATTAAAGACGAAGTAAACGTTAAATTTGAAAATTTAGATTTGAAGTGGCGACAAAAACTTGCCAATAAATTTAAATATCAAGTTCCGTATGCTTATCATTTACCAGCAGTTAAACTAGGTCGATGGGATGGTAAAATTAGTTTTTTTGGACTTGGGGGCACAACATATCTTAATTTAGTTGATCAAATTCTTCCAATACTCGAGGCAGGTGGAGTATATGTTGAACTTGACGACAAACGAACTAAACACAATTTTGAATTTAAATTAATTGATAAAAACTATCTATCAGATCTTACGTGGCCTGCAAATCATCCTTGTGCTGGACAACAAATTGTTCTTAGAGATTATCAAGTAGAAACAATTAATAAATTTTTAGAGGCACCACAAAGCCTACAAGAAATTGCCACCGGTGCAGGTAAAACAATTATTACTGCGGCACTTTGTAGATTAGTTGAGCCTTATGGGCGTACATTAACAATAGTACCTAATAAAAGTTTAGTAACACAAACAGAAGAAGATTTTCTTGCGTGTAATTTAGACACAGGAGTTTATTTTGGCGACAGAAAAGAAGTAGGCAGATATAATACAATCGCAACTTGGCAATCAATTAATGTTCTTGAAAAAAAAGATAAAGTAGAATTTAAAGAAGTAATGCAAGGAATTCAGACAGTAATTGTTGATGAAGTACATATGGCAAAAGCAGATGTACTAAAAAGATTGCTAACAGGGGTATTTGCAAACGCAGGTATACGTTGGGGACTAACAGGAACAGTACCTAAAGAAGAATATGAATTTATGGGAATAAAATGTTCGTTAGGAGATGTTACACATAGAATACCTGCTAAAGAATTACAAGACAAAGGTGTATTAGCAAAATGTCATGTTAATATTTTGCAAACACAAGATCATCCAATGTTTAAAAGCTACCCTGAAGAATTAAAATGGCTTACAACCGATGATGCTAGAATAACCTGGGTAGCACAAACAATCAACGATATTGCAAGTTCTGGCAATACACTTATATTAGTAGATAGAATTTCTGCAGGAAACTTACTTGAAAAGAAAATAAAAAATTCAGTGTTTATATCCGGTGCAACTAAAACATTAGACAGAAAAGAACATTACGACGAGGTATCTATTGCAAAAAGTAAAATCATTATTGCTACATATGGAGTGGCTTCTGTAGGAATTAATATTCCTAGAATATTCAACCTTGTTCTTATTGAACCGGGTAAATCCTTTGTTCGTGTAATACAAAGTATAGGAAGAGGCATTCGTAAAGCAGAAGACAAAGACCACGTACAAATTTGGGATATAACTAGTAGTTGTAAATTTGCAAAAAGACATTTAACTACCAGAAAGAAATTTTATAAAGAAGCAAATTATCCATTTACAATAGAAAAGATAGATTATGAAAATCCTTACATTAGAAGATAGAACATACACTTTAGAAAAAATACCCGAATGGGTTGATGAAAACTTAAGATTTGCTGTATTAGATAATGCAAACCCAGAAGAACCAGATTTCTTTTATATACCTTTAATATTTTTAGAAAGTTTTAATGCGCCGGCGGCCGTATTAGAAATCGGCAAATATAAAATTAAAATGCCATTAGATTGGAAAATGCTAATAGGAGAAGCTGGACAACCTGAGATGCACGTGTTACCAATTACAAGTTTAAATGATAGAGGCTTTGATGCATTTACTTTTAATCCATTATCTAGTCCTAAACCAGATTTTTATCCAATTGATATTGTAGACATTTATACAGAAGTAAAATGGTATTTTCCTAAAATTAAATCAGGACAATTATTGGCAGTTCCTTTACAGGATGGTCCAAAACCCATATGTGCTTATTTTGTAAAAGATATTTCAAGACAATGTGAACAAATAGATTATGGCAACATCTGGTAGAAAAACAATTAAAATTGATGCACCTATAATGAAAATACAAGGTGCTTATGTTTGGATGGACAGAAATTGGCCAATAAAGTTTTTTGATTGGATGAAAGATGAAAAATTAAATACCAAACTTTCTGGTATGAAACAGATGAATAATAAGTTAAAATTAGAATTTATAGATGGCAAAAGTGCTACATTATTTGGATTAAAATATGACAAACAGAAAATTTTTTGAATTAAGAAACGGATTAAAAGCCGTGGATTTTCGTAATAAGGACTATTATGATAGAATAGACGACCACGAACGATCATTATATTCACCTTATATGTTAATGAGATATGCTTCAAGTGTCTCGTCTAAAGATCCTTTCTATGTTGAACACTACGTAGAAATGATTAATGAGTGCGTTAACAAACATTGTTTTAGTCTAGGCAAACATAAAAAATTATTATGGATATTAACTGCTATGTGTGGTGCGTTAAAACAACAATTCCATCCATGGATTAAACCAATGAAACGTGTTCCAAATAAAAGTTTAAAACGATTACAACAATTATATCCTAATATGAAAGAATCAGATCTTGAAACACTCGATGCTATTATAACAGATCGTGAGCTTGAAGAATTATTCGAATCACATGGACTCGAATCTAAATAAATGTACCTATTGCGATAAAGAATTCGCTAGAGAAAGAACACTACAAGTTCATTTATGTGAACCCAAAAGAAGACATTTACAAAAAAATGAAAAGTGGGTGCAAAATGCTTTTATGGTATTTCAAAGATTTTATGAAATACACCAAAACAATAGTAAATCAAAAACATATAAAGATTTTTGTAGTTCAGCATATTATAATGCATTTGTAAAATTTGGTAGATATATTATGCATATCAATCCATTATATCCAGAAAAGTATATTGACTATGTTATACTATCAAAAATTAAATTAGATCATTGGGCAAGAGATGATTTATACGAAGCATACCTAATACACACATTAAAATCAGAACCTGTTGAGGCGGCATTACAAAGAAGTATTGCAACAATGATGGATTGGGCAGAAGAACAACACGCACAATGGTCTGATTATTTTAGACTAGTCAATACTAATAGAGCAGTGCAACATATACGACAAGGAAAAATATCTCCATGGGTATTACTTGGTTGCTTGGCAGGCAAAAAAATGTTAAACTTATTTACAGATGAGCAATTACAAATAACACAAAGATTTATTAATCTAGAATATTGGGCAAATAAATTTAAAAGTTATCCAGCAGATCATTTGTTTGTACAAGAAACAGCCAAGGAGGCTAAAATTGAGTAAAATAGATTTTGAGATTGCAGACGATATAGAGTTTGACGACGGAGACTGTTGTGTTATAATAAAAAGTAATGGAACAATAAGTCGAGTAGTAATGCCAGAAATGAATAAAAATATTATAGCTACTAAAGGTTATAAAAAATTATTAGACGTTTTAGAAATACTAAAACCTGGATCAAAAAAAGACTTTATAAAATATAACCAAGAGGAGAAAAGAAAGAGTTATCACTAATGCCTGATGTAGATATAGATTTTTTTGATAGAGATGGAACATTAAAATTGTTCAAACACGCACCAGCGTCTATAATTAAAGATGATAAAATAGAAAAGCACAAAACTGGAGTTTACTTTCACGCTGTGCCTACACACCCAGTTACAGGACATTCAACTTTAGACTATAAAAAAGCAGAAGAAAGAGGATACTTTAAAATAGATTGTCTTAATGTAAACATCTATAAAAATATTAAATCCGAACAAGAACTTGTTGAATTAATGATCGAAGAACCAGATTGGGATATGTTAAAAGATCCAAAAGTTGTTGATCGATTATTTCACTTAAATGGACATTTTAATATTGTGTCAAAACTAGAACCAAAAAATATTGAACAACTTGCGGCTGTATTAGCAATTATTAGACCGGCTAAAAGAGGACTAATGTATAAAAATTGGATTGACATACTAAAAGAAGTTTGGATTAAACCAACTGATGGTACGTACTTTTTCAAAAAATCACATGCAGTTGCTTATGCTCATGCAATTGTTGTACAAATGAATTTAATCAAAAAAGATAAATATAGTTTTAGTGCAACACAGGAAACGTAAACTCACTAAAAAACATAAGAAACAAATCTCAACTCATCGCTCAGAAAATATTGGTTATCAAAAAAACAATCCTTTGACGATATATTATGCAAAATATATTGAGAAAAAAGAGGAAGTTAAGTAGGTTTTCGAACAAGTTGTATTGTTCTGCGTTTCACTCTCTTCTTTGATATATTAGATAATCTTACCGTTGGTCCTTCAACTATTTCAACATCTTTTGAATTTAAAGTTACTAAAGTAGTTCTAAAATATCTAAAGTCACCCTTAAGAAATATATTAATTGGTAATTTACGATTCGATTCATACCACCAAATTTCACCACACTTTAAATATCTCATTTTATCTTGTGGTTGCATTAATCTACCATAATCATAGACACTTATTACATTATTATCTTGGTTTTGTATAATGCCAATAAATTCCATATCTCCCTTTCTTATAAGGCTTAAAAATGGAAATTTATCCCTTAATGTCTTAAAAATTTCGTTCATCATCAATCTATAAATACTGTTAAATATGTACTATGCAAACAGTAACAAGGTATTTACTAACAAACTCGGTAATTGTTTACCAAAGCGGTTATCACGGAAGGAATTCAAAAGTGTACGATAGACGTCTACAGGTGTATAGAGGTGTATGGAACCCACTTACTTTTACGTTTAAGAACGAAGATCAGAAAGCTCAAAACGTAGTTGGAAAGACTTATACCTTTAATATTGTTGATACTGA